AAATTTCATCTTCAGGTGGAATAGTAAAAGGGGATATAGAAAATAAATATATTCCAATTAATAGTTTAATTACTGATGTTGTAAGAGTAATGCCAATACGTGATGATGTATCCTCAAGCGATATGTTTGACGTAAGATATCAAATACACTTACACGACATGTATAACCTAGGCTTTATGGGAAGTTTAGCTGAATATGTTATGAGTATGGAATACTTAGACCTTTTAGATAAGGTTATAGATTCTGACCAAAAACATATTGACTTCAACAGACATAGAAATACTCTTGAAGTATTTATGGATTGGGAAGAAGAAGTATTACCTGATGAACATATTGTTGTTGAGTGTGTTAGGATTATAGACCCAGCAACTTATACTGATGTATTTAATGATTATTATTTAAAAAAATATGCAACTGCTTTAATCAAAAGACAATGGGGACAAAACCTATTGAAGTTCGAAGGAATGCAAATGCCAGGTGGTGTTGCATTTAATGGTCGTCAATTATATGACGATGCATTAGCAGATATAGAAAAATTAGAAGAAGAAGCAAGATTGAATTGGGAAAGACCAGTTGATTTTTACTCGGGGTAATAAATGCCTAGGAATGTTTATTTTAGCCAGGCTGTAAGGTCTGAGCAACAACTTTATGAAGACCTAATAGTAGAGTCTCTCAAAATCTATGGGCAAGACATATACTATATTCCACGTACTTTAATTAATAGCGATGCAATATTAGATGAAGACCCAGCATCTAAGTTTGATGATGCATATTTAATTGAAGCATATTTAGAAAACGTAGATGGATTTAATAATACAATAGATTTATACTCTAAGTTCGGATTAGAAATACGTGACCAAGCAGAGTTTGTAATATCACGTAGAGTATGGGAACGAAGAGTTGCTTCCACAGATACATCATACGCTGGAGCTGCTAATCCAAAACCAAGAGAAGGTGATTTATTATTCCTTCCAATGACAAATACATTCTTTGAGATTATGTATGTGGAAGATGATAAACCATTCTATCAACTATCTGATTTACCAGTTTATAAATTAACAACCGAAATATTTGAGTACTCATCGGAAGATTTCGATACAGAAATTGGTGTCATTGATGATATTGCTGATGAGAACTATCAATTGGCAATGGATATAACTCTTGCCACAGCTTCAAACTATTTATTTGATGGTGAGAGAGTTCAACAAGTATTAGATACAAGTACCGATCCAGATATTATAGTTTCTGGTGAGATTGTACAAAGAGTTAAATCATCCACAACAACAATGAGATTATTCTTAGACCAAATACAAGTCACTGGTACAACTGATTATAAAGAGTTTACTCAAGGTGGTGCAATCACAGGTATTAGTTCACAGGCCGGTGCTACAATCACAACTCTTTTAGATACAGCTACAGATACAACTGGAACCAGTTGGGCTGATGACCCATTAGCTCAAAACGTAGATTTCGAAACTGTAGCAGATGGATTTTTAGACTTTTCTGAAGTAAATCCATTTGGCGACCCATCGGAGACATACTAATGTTTGGTGACCCATTCTATCATGCAACAGTAAGAAAATCAGTAGCGGTTTTTGGCACACTATTTAATAATTTAAAAGTTGTGAGAAGAAACGCAGCTGGTAATATTATTAATACTTTAAAAGTACCATTGGCTTATGGACCTAAACAAAAATTTATAGCTGCTTTAGATAGAGATACAGGTAAGGATGCATCCCTTGCTATTAAATTACCAAGAATGGCTTTTGAAATTACATCATTAGCTTTAGACCCAAATCAAAGATTAGTAAAAAGAGCAGCTCTTGAAGAAGCAAATGCATCTGATAATACTAAGAAAAAATTAATTAAACATTATACTACATACGATATTGGTATGTCGTTATATATTTTAGCTAAAAACCAAGATGATGGTTTACAGTTAGTAGAACAAATATTGCCATACTTTCAACCAGAATATTCAGTCACAATTAAACCAATTGATGGTTGGACAACATTAAAACAAGATGTTCCTTTAGTTCTAAGTGCAGTTTCAATAAATGATGAATATGAAGGTGACTATACAACAAGAAGAGTACTAACATATCAACTAGATTTTACAATGAAAATGAAGTTCTATGGACCAGCATCTAATACTGGAGTTATAAGAGAAATTAATATTGATTTTGAAGGTGATAGAAGTATGTCTCAATTATTAGAAGAGATGGATATAAGAGTCACTCAACCAGAAGCTGGACCAGGAGATAATTATACGGTCACAACCACTATTGATGGTGGTGGTAATAACGTACAAACAGGTACTTCAATATATACTCTTACTGTAGCAGCAAAAACAATTGGTACAGGAAATGCATACTATTATGGTACAACACAACAAGCAGGATTTACTTTACAAAGAGGTGGAACATATGTATTTAATTATCCATCAGCCCACCCATTAAAATTCTCTACTACTAGTGATGGTACACATGCAAGTGGAGACCAATATACAGCTGGAGTAAACGAGAACTCAAGTACACAAATACAAATAACAGTGGATAATGATACACCTAGCACACTATACTATTTCTGTTCAAATCACAGTGGTATGGGTGGTAGATTAGATATAGTGACATAATGAAAAAGGATAAAATGATGAAAGCATTGGATAAGAATCTTCCGAGTAAGATTCCTAATCGTGCTTTAGTAGATAAAGATATAAAAGACGATTATGAGTTCTCAAGGAACACATATAAAGATTTAATTAGGACAGGGACAAGTTCACTAGATGTTTTAGCTGAACTCGCACGTGAGAGCGAGCACCCGCGAGCCTTTGAAGTATTATCAAAAACAATAAAAGATTTAGGTGATACTACTGAAAAGTTAATGAATCTACAGAAACAAAAAGATGATTTAACTAATAAGAAAGAAGATGAAGTTAATCGAAAGGTGACGAATAATAATGTATTTGTTGGTAGTACTACAGACTTACAAAGAATGTTATTAGACAAGGATAATGTAATCGATGCAGAGAGTCAAGAATAACGAGTTTGGATACTTAGGTAATCCAAACGTAAAGAGAGATGGTGTTGAAACTTCTTTTACTAAGGAAGAAATACTTGAGTATAAAAAGTGTTTGGAAGACCCATCATACTTTGCACGTAAATATGTAAAGATTATATCTCTTGATGAAGGATTAGTTCCTTTTAATTTATATGAATATCAAGAGAATATGTTCAAGCATTTTAATGATAATAGATTTAGTATCGTTTTAGCTTGTAGACAAAGTGGTAAATCTATATCATCAGTAGTATATCTTTTATGGTATGCTTGTTTTCATCCAGAAAAAACTATTGCCATATTAGCAAACAAAGGTGCAATAGCAAGAGAGATGTTAGCCAGAATTACTTTGGCTTTAGAAAATTTGCCTTACTTCTTACAACCGGGTTGTAAGGCTTTAAATAAGGGAAGTATAGAGTTTAGTAATAACTCAAAAATAGTGGCGAATGCCACATCTGCAAGTTCCATTAGGGGTTTGTCAGTAAATCTTCTTTTCCTTGATGAGTTTGCATTTGTGGATAACGATGCACAATTCTATACTTCTACTTATCCGGTTGTGACGGCTGGTAAAGATACACAAATTATTATTTGTTCAACAGCCAATGGTATAGGAAACGTTTACCATAAACTTTGGGAAGGTGCAGTTCAAAATACAAATGAATTCAAACCTTTTAGAGTTGATTGGTGGGACGTGCCAGGAAGAGATGAGAAATGGAAAGAAACTACTGTAGCAAATACATCAAAGCTACAGTTTGAACAAGAATTTGGTAATACTTTCCATGGAAGAGGTAATACATTAATAAGTGCTGATGCTCTATTATCACAACAAAGTAGAGACCCAGAGTTAGTTAATGAAAAAACTTTAATATACAAAAATCCTGTAGAAGGACATGAGTATATTATGACTGTTGATGTATCAAAAGGAAGGAATCAAGATTATAGTACTTTTACAATAATCGATGTAAGCACTAAACCTTTTGAACAGGTAGCTATATTTAGAGATAATAACATATCTCCTATGATTCTACCTGACATCATTTATAAGTATGCAAAGTTATATAATAGCGCATACGTCGTGGTAGAGAGTAATGACCAAGGTGCTGTAGTTTGTAATGGATTATATTATGATTTAGAATATGAGAACGTGTTTGTTGAGTCTAGTATAAAGGCCAATGCAATTGGCGTAACTATGACTAGAAGAGTTAAGCGTATTGGATGTTCAGGTATAAAAGACCTAATAGAACAAAATAAGCTTATAATATATGATGCGCAAACAATAGTTGAAATGAGTACCTTTGTTTCAAGGGGAAGTTCATTTATGGCTATAGCACCAAACCACGATGACTTAATGATGAACTTAGTTTTATTTGCTTGGTTTACTACAACTGATATATTCCAAGCACTAACTAATATTGATATGAAAAACATGTTATACCAAGAGAGGTTAAAAGAAATACAAGATGATATGCTTCCTTTCGGCTTTACAACTGAAGAAAACGAAGCGAATAAATATATAAAAGACGAGGATGGAAATATCTGGTTCGAAGAGAAAGTATGGAAAGGTTCAACGAATTTTTAGCAGAGAATAAAGAAGAGCCACTTAAGCCAAGTGAGCTTGAAATTGTTGTGTTAGGACTCAGTGATGAGGAAGGAACCTTTGCGGATTTAATTCAGAAGGTTGCTAAAAAGAGAGGAATGAAACATACTCTTGTTGATATTACCGAAGCATATATTACTTCATCTGATGTTGATATAGGGGAAGTTAAGTTAAGAAATATTGATGGTGAAAATAAAGATATGACCATCAATATGCATAGGTCTATTATATTTGTAAGGGCAGGAGCTATTCAATCACTAACAGCTCAAGCCTTAGTATCATCTCTCCAAACAATAGGATTCTTTTTAGTAAATGATTTAGAAGCTATGTTATTATGCGATAATAAAATGGCATCATCATTAGCTTTAGAAAGAAATAATGTACCTATACCTAGAACATCAATTGTAAATAACGTACATAGTATAGAAACTGCACATGAAAAAATAGGTGGCAAGTTCCCTGTTATTATAAAAACATTAAGAGGTACTCAGGGTGTTGGAGTATCTAAAGTAAATGATATGAGTTCTTTAATATCAGTATGTCAATCACTATGGAAGTTTGAAGCTGATTTATTGATACAAGAGTTCTTCGATATCAAATCTGATATTCGTACGCTTGTGGTAAATGGCGAAATTATTGGTGCAGCCGAAAGAACTAAAAAAGACTCAAAGGAGTTTAGAAATAACGTACATCTAGGAGCTGATACAACACCTTATGTATTAACAGATTTAGAAAGAAAAATTATAATTGAAGCAGCTAGAACATCGGGTGCAGTATATTGTGGTGTTGACCATTGTAAGGTTGGTAAGAACGTATACGTCTTAGAAGTAAATGGCTCACCTGGTATTAGGTCTCATTTTATGGGATATGATGATGAAGGAGAACCAACTAAAAAGATAGCTGATGAAGTTGTATTAGGAAAAGTAGTAGATAAATTATCGTTGGAAGAGAATAGAAGACCAATGATGAGAAAAGAAGTAGGGTTTATAGAATCTATTGAATTAGATGGTATGCCAAATAATCTCATAAGAGCTAAGTTTGATACAGGTAATTCAGCCTCAGCAACTATGCTACATGTAGATGAATTAGAGGTTGATGGTGATATTGCTAAATGGAAGAAGAATGGATTAAAGTTTGAAAGTGAGATTGTAGATATATCAGAACCTAAAAGAGGTAAGAAAGATTTTGATACAAGACCCGTAATAGAACACGGAATTACGTTTAATAATAGAAAATATGTTATAGAATTAGGATTAACTGAGAAAGATACAGCATCTGAAATGTTAGTTAACCGTAAAACTATGACTAAATTAAGAGTTTCAGTACATCCGAACCGTAAATTTGTAGTATCAGACTATGCAGGTAAGGATGATTGAAAATAACCGTATTATGGAACATATTAACTAACTCAATAAAAATTAGAGGATAAAGCGATGGCATTTCAAGTATCACCAGGCGTTCAGATTAAAGAAATCGACGCCACAAACGTGATTCCTGCCGTATCATCATCAATTGGTGGTTTTGCAGGTTCATTTAATTGGGGTCCTACTGAAGAAGTTTGTCTAGTTGGTTCTGAAAACGAACTACTAGAAAAATTCGGCACACCGGACGCTAATACTGCTAAATTCTTTCTAAGCGCAGCTGCATTTTTAAAATATGGCAACGCACTGAAAGTAGTTCGTGTATCATCTGGGCATTTAAATGCAACAGCTGATGGTTCCGGACAATTAGTAAAAAATTCTGAGGATTATAATAATAATTACTCAGGTGGTTCTCTAAGTAAAGGTAATTGGGTTGCTAAATACCCTGGCGTATTAGGAAATAGTCTAAAAGTATCATTAGTGACTGCTGGTGTTTCTACCAGTAATTACAATGCATGGGCGTTCAAAGGAGAATTCGATGAACAACCAGGTACTTCAGACTTTGCAAAAGACTTAGGCAAAACATCAGCTGCTGATGAACTTCACGTAGCTGTTATTGACGAAGATGGAGCAATTTCCGGTACACCAAATACTGTGTTAGAAAAATTTGCATTTGTATCACAAGCTTCAGACGTTAAAAACTCTGACGGTACATCAAATTTCTACAAAGATGTGATTAACGCACAATCTGAGTGGATATATTGGGCAGACCACGATACATCTCTAACTGACGCAGGGGAAACAGTAGCTTCTCAATCCGGCGCTATGACAACCAATACAGCTGTTCTTGATAGTTCATTGGCTGGTGGAACAGACGACAACGCTCCGACTGTAGGAGAGATTGCATTAGGATATGATTTATTCGAAGATGCTGAAACAGTAGATGTAAACTTATTATTTGCAGTACCTGACGCTAATGGCGCCAATACTATAGCAAATGATTTAATATCTATTGCAACAGCTAGAAAAGATTGTATGGCTTTTGTATCTCCACCTATAGAAGATAGTGTTGGAGCATCTGCACCGTCAACCGATGTATTAGCATTTGCTAATTCATTAACATCAAGTTCTTACGCATCATGTGACTCAGGCGCAGTATACGTATACGACAAATACAACGACGTATATAGATATATTGGAGCTGCAGGTCATATTGCTGGTTTATGTGCTAATGCTGATAACGTAGCTGATGCATGGTTCTCACCTGCTGGTGTTAACCGTGGACAATTACTAGGCATTACAAAACTAGCTTACAATCCTACAAAGGCACAAAGAGATGAGCTTTATAAAGGAAGAGTTAATCCTATAGTATCTTTCCCAGGACAGGGAACTATGTTATTTGGTGACAAAACTTTATTAAGCAGACCTTCAGCTTTTGATAGAATCAATGTAAGAAGATTGTTTATCGTATTAGAGAAAGCAATTGCAACAGCAGCTAAGGCACAATTATTCGAATTCAACGATGAATTCACAAGAGCTCAATTTAAAAACTTAGTTGAGCCGTTCTTAAGGGACGTTAAAGGAAGAAGAGGTATTACAGACTCATTGGTAGTTTGTGATGGAACTAATAACACAAGTCAAGTAATTGATTCTAATAGATTCGTAGCTGATA